CATGCAACACTTTTAATTGCAAAAACTTTTTACGAATATCAATTGGTAGTTTACTTATATCTATATTATTTAAATCCATACAAAATTTTTTAAAAAATTTTTCGCATCTTTTTAGATGTTCAACATGTTTTTACCAGCATTAACTCTCTAAATCAAGCAATACAACCTGAAGTAGTGGGACCCCTTTTTATTTAAAGGGGAAGTGGGGTTCGCGTTTCGCGCGAGTTTGAGATTGGTTCTGGTACCTCTATTGATATGGGGTGGGAGCAGGGGCGATTGCTCGCCCATGCTTAGGGTTGATGATTAATCTAGCAAGACCATATAAGCTTTGGCATTGTTCTTACGAAACCAATCTAAATGCTCTCGCATTATATCCCAATGCTTACTGCCGCCTGTGCCTACTGTCTTGTCATTAATAGTAGCCATAATCTCAGCTAAGAAAATACAATCGTGTCTTCTTGCCTCTTCTTTAGTTAATAGAATAGACTCGCCATTAAATCTATTCTTTCTTTCTTCTGTTCTTTCATCTGTATTTGTTTTATTCATATGGTTATCCTACATTATCCATGTTCCATTGTCAACGGTTCATTCATTATAATGCGGCAAGAAGTTAAGCATGGACATCAGTCCAGCAAACATTACTAACACACCAACTGTTGTATGTTCTGAATGTATTCCAAGAATTAAACCTAACATCATTAATATAAAGCCTGTTAGTATTCCAATTAAACTTGCGATCATACTTTAGTTACCGTGTAGTTCACTGCTGTTCTTGGATGGTCTGCCTCAATATCCCAGAAGTTATAACAAGGGTTTCCATTTTTATCTTCCCATTGTTTTGATTTAAAATCTCCATGTTCATCAATACCTTTAACAGTATCAATCTTGTTCCGTGATTTCATAAACCAAGTAAAGTATTTTATAGACATTTTATTTCTCCTGTATTAGTTATGGGATAATCCTATCATAATGACAATATAAGTCAAGCGAAAAAAATTCAACCTGGAATTGTGCAGTTTAGAATAGTTCTAAACTAGGGCGCACAACTTGTGGTTGCATTGTTTATACTACTAACCACCATCCCCAGCCACCGTCCAAGTGTATAGGATAATCCTACTAATGTCAAGAAGTTTATTTAAATAAAGTTCTTGATTATTAATTGTCCTATGATATACTGGACAAATAACAAAAGGATAAACATGACACATTTAGAAAACTTAAACAGACAAATAAGAATAGGAGATGTTCTTCATGTCTTAATAGCACAATCCAATAAGCTTATGGATATGGTGAATGCAAATCAAAAAGAGGTTATTAGATTAGAAAAAGAACTTAAACAATTAAAAACTCAGAATTATGATCAACATTGGACAAGCAAGTAGAAGNCTGATCCCTGATCCATTGGGCATCTGAGTAACTGCTAGCCCCCGATGGATCTGGGATCAGGAATTATGAAAGGAACAAATGCCAATAGAACACTATAAAGATTTTGAGATTTGTGAAATGTATCACAAAGACCAAAAACCATATTATATTGTATGCAAAGAGTTTAAAGAAGACCCATTTTGGGAAATTGGAGGAATACAATATGATAGTATAAAACAAGCTAAAATAGACATTGATGATGATGTTTATTATCTTGAAAGGAACAAATGAAAGAGAAAGAATATATAATTACAGCTTATCCAACTCTAATCAGAAAGTATTTAGTCAAAGCAAAAAATGAAAAAAATGCCTGGAAAAAATACATAAATGATGAATATGTTAGATATAATGATGACAATGAATATTTAGATGATGATGGACTAGAGCCAGAAATAAATATTAAATAAACCACAAGCGAACGAAAGGAATAAAAATGAAAATAGAAAAAAAAGCTAATAATTTATTGTGTTTATTTTCCGAATATATGGACGATTATATGCTTGAAGAATTTTTTACTGACACCAATTTAACAAAAAAAGGTAGAAAATTATTAAAAGAAATTAAAGAAGAAATCAAACCACAAGCAAGCAAGAGATAATATGAAATATAAAACAGTAAACTGGAACACAGGACCTAATCGTAAATCAGAGCCTCCAGCAGATAAAAAACTAATAAAAAGGCTGCACAAGAAATGGTGCAAGGCCAACGGCTACAAGCCGCAAGCTTCAAGCTCCAAGCTTGACAGGACCTGTAGGAGATGATAGGATGAATTTAGAAAGGAATAATTATGGAAAATAAAACAATACAAGTAACGGTACAGGGCGGCGTTGTAGTTGATGTTAAGAACCTGCCAGAAGGCTGGGACTTGCAAATAATAGATAAAGATAATGAAGAGAATTAAACACAACGACTTAACACACTATTTCTTGCGGCCGCATGAACAGCTGCCGCGGGCGTACCTGGACAGCTGTGAGAAGTTCTTCAGAGAATTAAAAAATTTAAAACTAGCTAGATTAACTGCAGCAAATGTCCAAGAGGCCAAAGCTGCAAGCTTGACAAGCTCCAAGCTTCATAGTACTAATAGGATAATAAAGGAGAAATATGACAGATAAAAAACTAAGAGAAGATTTAGAACTATTAAAGACTGATGAATTAATAGACATAATAATTGATCAATCTCAACAGCTAGAAAAACAAGAAGAAAAAGAAAGACACAACGCCAAGCAGGGCAAATATGGATACTGAACAGGCATGGAATATAGTTGGAGGCCTGAGCAAGCCCTCCAAAATGCCGGGCTGGTCAATTGGTTTACCTGCCAAAGAATGCAAGACCGGCAGCAAGCTGCGACTAGTTAAAGATTCAGTTTGTTATAATTGCTATGCATTAAAAGGCTGTTATGTTTTCAAAGTTGTACAACAAGCACAGTACAGAAGACTTAAAGCAATATACACAGCTCCATGGGTCAAAGCTATGGTTCACCTTATCCAGTCTAAGAGGCCCGACATATTCCGTTGGCATGACTCAGGAGATGTACAGGATCTAGAACATTTAAATAAAATTTATGAAGTATGTAGGTTAACACCTGGCAAGCGTCACTGGATGCCCACACGTGAAGCATGGGTCAAGGACCATCTAGACAGGGCACCTGCTAACCTGGTGATCAGGTTCTCTGCTCCCATGGTGGACCACGCTGCACCTGCCAGCTGGCCAAATACTAGTACTGTTGTAACGGCCGGCGCAACATGTCCCAGTGCTAAGCAGGGAAATATTTGCGGTGATTGTAGAAATTGCTGGAATCCTAAAATTAAAAATGTATCATATGGCAAACACTAATGGAATTTAAACACCCCAAATATTACGCAGAGATGAGAGCTGAAAGAAGAAAGCTCCAAGCTGCAAGCACCAAGCTTCAAGCATCAAGCAAACCTAAACCAGAACCTAGTTCAGGTTCTGAAATTCCAAGCAACAAGCTTCAAGCGTCAAGCAACAAGCGTCAAGCTTAGGCCTCAAGCCACAAGCTGCAAGCTCCCTGATCCGTGAACCAGGGATCAAAAAGTATTGAACAAGTTTCGAGGACCTTGGACCAAGGGCCTCGACTAAGATAAATGTATTCTTCGGATGCTTCACATGAAACGCAATTTGGTGTGGTGAAAATTTAATTTTATTCCCCTTGGTGCACTTTAATTCTACTGTAAAAAAGTGACCAGAACTATTATAGCCCAATAGATCGGGAGTACCAAGAGAGCTAAGGTTTTCAATCCTAATCCAGGAAATATCTTTGGATATCTTACGTAATTTTTTATATAATTTAGTCTCTGGGCCCATACAGAGTTGGAGGGAACTTTGTCTTCCATTTAATAGTCTTTGGCAAGCTTATCAGGGAGAATTATTGGGGATGGTTTAGTAGTTTTTAAAACTAATCTATGGGCTGTATGACCTTTATGTCCTATGATAGGAGCAGCATTCTCATGCACTTCCATTCTTCTTACATCATATAATGTACCATTAACTTCACAAAGTATTACAGCGTTCTTTATTGCATCTGATCCTGCTGTGAAACTAGATAAAAATTGTTGTAAGTCTTGTACTCTCATAATCCTGCTTTTTTTAGCATCTCTCTATAGTCTTCAACTTGATTTGCAAGATATTTATTGTCTCTTCTTAATTCATTAATCTGCCTAGACAGTTCTTCTACAATTGTTTTAGTACCATCTAATTGATTTTGAGTTTTAATCCATTCAGCTTCTTTCATTTTATATGCCCAAATTTCTTTTTTATGTTGCTCAATAAGTAAACTTAAATCTAAAGGAGTATCTTTCATGTCTTGACAATATAGGATAGTTCCCTTAAATTGTCAATATGGGAGTTCCAAAAAGATTAACAGAAATGCAACAAAGGTTCGCAGAGTTTTTAGTATTCGGTGGACCTGAAGGACCTATGACTAAACGTGAAGCTGCCGTTGCAGCAGGCTATTCACCTACCCGAGCAATGCGTGAAGGATCTGAATTAACTAATCCAAGATACGCACCATTAGTTGTAAAACACATAGGAGAATTAAAAGAAGAAAGACTTAAAAAACATGAAGTCAGTTATGAAGGGCATATAGCTGAACTGGCTAGGTTGAGAGAAGCCGCTTTAAAGAAAGGAAGTTTTTCCAGCGCTGTAAATGCTGAAGCCAATAGGGGAAAAGCAGCAGGATTATATATAGATAGAAAAATAATAAAGACAGGTAAACTAGAGGACCTAACAGAACAAGAGTTAGAAGCAAAAATGAAACAAATCTTAAACGACTACGAACCTCTACTAAATGCGAAGACTGTTGAGGGTGAAGCAATTGAAGCACCTAAATCTTCTGAATCTTCCGCACCCACTGACGTGGAATCATCGTCCGATCGCCAAAAGAAAAAGAACCATCGTCTTCCCGATCAAAAGAAGCAAAAAGTTTAATAGATTTATCATCTTTAGAAAATAACCAACCTTCATTAATTGGTCTAGCTAATTTCATCTTATCAAACTCTCTGTCATTTGCCCAGCCAGAGTCACTCACACAATCGATCCACTCCACTCTAACTTTAGAATAAGGTATATCGGGAGTTCCACTTGAGGCAATACTTTTTCTTCTTTTCCGAGGCATATAAGAGATATACCAGATAAATCAGAAAACAAAATACCTCTTTGCGCGCGCGCGTAGGCACCACTGAAATAGACATAATGTTTTGTCTATAGACACTTTATTTTGACAAATTCTGTCTGCACTTTAGCTATATATACCAACGATAATAGCTCATTTGGACAAAAAGACAGTATTTTACTAGCATTGTTTTTTTTTTTTTTTAATTAT